CTTCAGAAGCAGCTGACTAGTAACTTATTCAGTCCTAGCCCAGCTCGTTTTGAGGCTGACGGTACGAGCACGCCCTGCGAATTCGTAAGAATCTGCAGCTAATGGTTCTTCGCCCCTAAGGGTAAAGAACTTTAGAAGAGCTGGTCCACCGTCTATCTTGTCCCTATTTTTCTTAGGGACAACCCGCAGCGTCCGTATTTCGGAACGTTGCAGGTCGGTATTCCAGCGCACAGTACCGGAATATCCTGAATAACACCATTTGCCAAACACGGAGCTCCCAATGGGAACTTCGGGCAGCTGGTAAATGTCATCCAGGATAGAATCAAGATACTCTACAGTGGTTTCATAACCACCGTCGGAGAAAAATTGATTCCGTGTACTTACTGTGCTCAGATATGCTTCGGCATCGCTGAGCGATATTGGGAGTCGATTACGTACACGGACGGGTGTAATATCCGTAGCCGCGTAGTACTCTTTTCCACAACTTTCCCTGAAGCTTCCGCTCCAGAAGGACTTGTTGTAGTTGACCTTGAGCCCAAAAGACTCAAGCAACTCAATAACGCTCGGAATACTGTCCACGGGGACGACTAAGTCGTCACCGTAAACGCTGACCTCTCCCACCAAGGAATTTATAGCTTGGCGGGATAGTGGTATCTGACGAGCTTTGAGTATTGCGGTGATAACGATGGCTGAAAAAACCATTGCCTCTACCGGAAAACACAAAGCAGAGCCCATAGATGCAAACTTCCAAAGACGTCTCATAGAGCCGTCAGGTAGTTTGGCGTATTGGGACCTACATGCAAGAACTGCTTCCTGGAAAACAGGAAAGTTCTTAGTAAGTCCCTTTACAACGCTAAGAGCAACACGGTCAGAAGCTTCACTAAGATCTAGTGTAGCAAGGTCTCCATCTCTGGAACCTTTCAGCGCATAACGCTGATTCTGAGTCTGGTCCCTAAATAGGACCATACCATAGGAATCCTTTGGGATCCTAGCCACGAGAGCGTGCATGAGCCCCTGCTGCATGAATTGCATGCAGGCAGGTTCCATTGCGATAACTCTCGGTGCCTTAGCCGTCTTAGGAACGAGGACCACTTTTACTGGGTGTTCCTCTCCCGGGTTATGAAATCGAGTGCGGGTGTTCTCGCCGTCTATGAAGGACGGTGATGGCACAGCATAGTGGAAATAAGGAAAAACAGGCTCAAGCCTGTCAAACCAATCCATTAAATGCCAGCGCGAGTTGGCTTTATAGCCATCTGCAACGCTGCCGTTACCATGACGTGGAACGAGGAGTAAATCCTCGATTGCTGTCTCAACGGACCTAATACCTTTACGATATAATGTAAAGAAGGTCCGTCGGACGTCATCCATCAAATCTGATGGAACACGTAATGCTCGCATTTCATCGTCAGTGGTTTGATATTCGATAAGTGCTTGTTCGCACTTGTCAGAGTCACACAATTCCTTTATTTTCCCGAAGGAACAAAGAAATTGACGTAGGGCCTTAATGGCACGGACGTTAATGTGCTCAGGGTCGAGTATCAAACCGGTACCAGGATCGAAAATCTGGCTAAGGAAACCTCCTAGAAATAGGGGGAGACCATTGCGTCGCTTGAAACCAAGCCACGCACTAGAGCCAAATTCCCCAAGGTCTAGACATGAGTCTAGTTCCTTGAGGAGTTGAGGAAGGATCAAGGTTAAAAACCCTTCTCCTTCTGATTCGATCCGTCGCACGACGGTTTCACCGTCGTGAGGGTCTCGTATCCCGCATGCTATCTGGCAATCCGCCAGAATAGCAAGCGAAAGTACTGTTAGGCTTTTCACTACATGCTCCTTAGAGTTACGTAGGTCCTAACCCTG